GAATTAGTAGAGGTTTTTTTAGTGGTGGTCCTACTGTTATAGACGCAGGCAATAGAATTAAACTCGTTGCAGCGTTAGGTTCAGCATATTTTGATTTTTATAATACATTATTTTTTCGTTCAGGAGCAAGTTCGTCATCTACAGTTATGACACTATTTAGCAATGGGAATTTAGCATTAAATACTACAATCGATACAGGCTTTAAATTAAATGTTAATGGTAGTATATTTGGTACATCATTAACAATAAATAGTACAACACAAGGACTTCTACCACCACGAATGACAACAGTACAAAAAAATGCTATTGTAACACCTGCTGCGGGGTTAATGGTGTACGATACAACTTTAAATAAACTATGCGTATTTACAACGGTATGGGAAACAATTACATCAATATAAAAAAATTAAAATGAAAACAATAACACCTGTATCAATTTGGTCAAACGGAAAAACTACTGAAGCCAAAATATTAAACGCCTATGCTGTTAATGTAACATTAAATGTATCTGCAACATTTTATTGGGCTTTATTTGCAGAAACTGAAACAGAAAATTGTGGCGAACTATTACAGCAAGGTAATTTATTTATGAGTGGCGAGGCGTATCAATCTTGGAACACAGATAATGTAGCTTGGGATTGGGTTGCATCGGAATTAAATTTAACAATTACAGGAGAATATGTGCCGCCTACACCTATTGAGCCAATAATGTAAACAAAATTAAAAAGCAAAATGGATGTTAGAAAAATATCAATAGGACCCGATTATAAGAACGGTGCAATGCACTACCTTGTAGGACAAAAAATCCTTGGGGATAGTAACGAAATACACTTAATAAAACACGATGAGTCGACAAATTGTATACTTATATATATAATTAATGATAAAAAAGAAGTAGTTTTGTGGAAACGGTTTAGTCCAACTATTCCAATTTCAATCGAATTTAATATAAATTTTTAATGAAGTCTCCGTTCTATTTTATAGTTAAGCCATTAAATGGCAAAAGGTACGATAATACAAGAGATATTTCAGGAGTTGAAGTTATTGTAAGCACATCTGAAGAAGACCATAAGTTTGCTAATAGATATGCTGAAGTTTTAGAATTGCCGGCAAGATATGATGGTCCTATAGAGAAAGGAGACATCTTGCTTGTGCATCATAATGCATTTAAGTTTTATAATGATATGAAGGGCAATCAAAAAAGTGGTAGGTCGTTTTTTAGAGACGATGTATTTCTTATTGATGCTGAGCAGTTTTTCCTTTATAAGAAAGGTTGCACGTGGAACGCATATGATAAATACTGTTTTGTAAAACCGATGCCGGTAGTTGAGTCTTATATAAAAAAACCTTTTTCTGAAGAACCATTGATGGGAGTGATGAAATACCCAAATGACTATCTTATTAGTCGTGGTATAAAGGAAGGAGACCACGTATGTTTTTCTCCTGACAGTGAATATGAGTTTGATGTTGATGGAGAGAAATTATACAGAATGTATGACCATCAAATTACTATTAAGCTATGACCAATGATACAAAAGCAATAAAATTAAGAATAATTCAGGCAGGTCATAGGGCTGTAGAAGAACTTATTAAAGTTGCTGAAGAGTTTATTTTGAAACCTGATATAGAAGGAGATGATTTGTCTGCTGATAAATTAAAAAATGCAGCAGCAACAAAAAAATTGGCAATATTTGATGCTTTTGAAATATTAAGTAGAATAGAAGCTGAAAAAGAAAATATTGAAGCAATAGACAAAGGAGTAAGTGTAACCGATTCAAAACAAGGATTTGCAGAAAGACGTTCAAAATAATGACTTATATAGGGTGCTATATGACTACGTGCCGGCTAATGTTCTTGCAAATAAAAACAAGGCTAATACGTGGGACTATGGGTATGATGACAAGTATAATATGGTTGTTATCTCTAAAACAGGACAGATTGGAGAAATTATAAGTATTTCAGGATTAGCTATAGCCCTTCCTCTTGCTCCTAAAGACTGTCTTCAAAGACACGCTAAAGCGTCTGAACAATATTGGGAAAGAGAAAGTTGTCCAAGGGAGTTGTCTAAAATCCAATCTATATTTCATTGGAACGAAATGCCATCTCAATTTAAAAATCAATGGGTTGACTATATTGAAAAGCAATTTGATTATAGAGAGCAAGGCTTTTGGTTTATGAACAATGGGACCACAACTTATATAACAGGGTCTCATTGGATGTACCTTCAGTGGTCAAGTATTGATATAGGGTATCCTGACTTTAGAGAAGCCAATAGAATCTATTGGATATTTTGGGAAGCGTGCAGGGCAGACTATAGGTCATTTGGAATGGTCTATTTAAAGATAAGACGTTCAGGGTTTTCTTTTATGTCATCATCTGAATGTATTAATGTAGGTACGCTTGCAAGAGATGCGAGGGTAGGAATACTTTCAAAGACAGGTGCTGATGCTAAAAAAATGTTTACAGACAAGGTTGTCCCTATAAATAGTAGGCTCCCTTTCTTCTTTAAACCGGTAATGGATGGTATGGATAAGCCAAAGACTGAATTAGCTTTCCGTTTGCCGGCATCTAAGATTACAAAGAAGAATATGTATGATACAACCAATAATGAAATAGATGGGTTGGATACAACCATAGATTGGAAGAATACAGAAGATAACTCTTATGATGGAGAAAAACTATTGTTTTTGGCTCACGATGAAAGTGGTAAATGGACTAAGCCTGTAAATATTAAGGAGAATTGGAGGGTTACTAAGACTTGTCTTCGATTAGGGTCTAAAATCATCGGAAAGTGTATGATGGGCTCTACCTCAAATGCATTATCTAAAGGAGGTCAGAATTTCAAAGATATATATGAAGACTCACGTGTTACAACTCGTAATGCAAATGGGCAAACAAAAAGCGGGCTATATGGTTTATTTATTCCTATGGAATGGAATATGGAAGGATTTATTGACCGTTTTGGGATGCCTGTATTTAGGAAGCCAAAAAATAAAGTATTAGGAGTTGATTCAGGATGGATAAGTAATGGTGCTATAGATTATTGGGAAGCTGAAGTAGATTCATTAAAAAGCGATTCAGATGCATTGAATGAATTTTACCGTCAGTTCCCAAGAACAGAGTCTCACGCCTTTCGTGATGAGAGCAAGCAGGCTTTGTTTAATCTTACTAAAATATACCATCAGATAGATTACAATGACTCAATGATTAAAGAACATTATATCACTCGTGGGTCTTTTAGTTGGAAGGATGGGATAAAAGATACCGAAGTAATATGGTACCCTGATAAAAACGGAAGGTTCTTTTGTAGTTGGTTTCCTCCTAAGCATCTTCAGAATAATATTCATACAAGATTAGGTATTAAATACGCAGGTAATGAGCATATGGGGTCATTTGGATGTGACTCTTATGATATATCTGCTGTAGTTGACGGTAGGGGGTCAAATGGCTCGTTACACGGACTAACTAAATTCCATATGGATGAAGGTCCTGTTAATGAATTTTTTTTAGAATATACGGCTCGTCCACAAACTGCTGAGATATTTTTTGAGGAAGTTCTTATGGCGTGTGTATTTTTTGGAATGCCTATACTAATAGAGAATAACAAACCAAGGCTATTATACCATTTTAAAAATAGAGGGTACAGAGGGTTCTGTTTAAATAGACCTGATAAGCAATATGCAAAGTTGTCAAAAACAGAAAGAGAACTTGGAGGCATACCAAATACTTCAGAAGATGTTAAACAGGCTCACGCAGCAGCTATTGAATCTTATATTGAAAAGTATATAGGATTAGATTTAGAAGCTAAATATAGAGACCCTGAAGAAATGGGAACAATGCCTTTTATACGAACATTAGAAGATTGGGCAAAGTTTGACATTAACGACAGAACAAAATATGATGCATCTATTAGTTCGGGGTTAGCTATTATGGCTAATCAAAAACATTTATATATGCCTGAAAAAAAAGAATCAAAAATTAGTATTAACTTCGCAAGATATAAACAGGATGGTAACTTAAGCCAATTAATCCGATGAAAAACATATTAATAGACATAACATCTTCGGTTTTCCCAACTCAAATGGCATCTGATGCTGAAAAGAAAAGCGATGCATATGGATTACAAGTTGGTCAAGCAATACAGTATGAGTGGTTTAAAAAAGATGGTAATACTTGTAGATTTTATGGTCAATGGAGAGAGTTCCATAGACTAAGATTATATGCGAGAGGCGAGCAGTCTATTGCAAAATATAAAAATGAATTAGCTATTGATGGAGATATTTCTTATCTAAATCTTGATTGGACTCCTGTACCTATTCTACCAAAGTTTGTAGATATAGTAGTAAATGGGATGTCTGAAAGACTATTCAAAGTAAAGGCATATGCACAAGATGCTATGTCTCAAGAACATCGTAATCAATATCAAGAGCAGTTAGAAGGTCAGGTCGCAGCAAAGGAAGTGTTGGATATTATTCAACAATCAACAGGAGCAAATCCATTTATGATGGACCCTGAAAAACTTCCTACAAATGATGATGAAATGAAACTTCATATGCAGCTTAATTATAAGCCTGCAATTGAAATAGCAGAAGAGGAAGCTATTAATACCATATTTGATAATAACAAATATGATGACATTAGAAAAAGACTTGATTATGATGCGACTGTAGTTGGTCTTGCTGTTGCAAAGCACGAATTTCTTCCCGGAGCAGGTATTAAGATTTCATATGTAGACCCTGCTAATGTAGTGTATAGTTATACTGAAGACCCTAAATTTAAAGATTGTTTTTATTGGGGAGAGATTAAGACAGTACCTTTAACTGAGTTGTATAAAATAGACCAATCTTTAACAAAAGAAGATTTGGGTCAAATATCTCAATTTAGCAATGCTTGGTACGATTATTTTAATGTAGCACAGTTCTATCAGAATGATATGTTCTTCCGTGATACTTGTACTTTACTGTATTTCAATTACAAAACTTCCAAGAATATTGTATATAAAAAGAAAACCCTTGACGGTGGCGGTATAAGAATTATCCAAAAGGACGATTCATTTAATCCTCCTAAAGAAATGATGGAGGAAGGGAGTTTTGAAAAAATAGAAAAGACCATTGACGTATGGTACGAAGGTATTATGGTTATGGGTACTAATATTTTACTTAAGTGGGAATTGGCTGAAAATATGGTTAGACCTAAGTCAGCTTCTCAGCACGCCATACCTAATTATGTAGCTTGTGCTCCTCGTATGTACAAGGGGGTTATTGAATCGTTAGTTCGTAGAATGATTCCTTTTGCAGACTTAATTCAAATTACTCACTTAAAAATGCAACAAGTAATTAATAGAGTTGTACCTGATGGTGTATTTATTGATGCTGATGGATTAAGTGAAATTGACTTAGGAACAGGAAATGCTTACAACCCTGAAGATGCTTTAAGACTTTACTTCCAAACAGGTTCTGTTATTGGAAGAAGTTTTACAGGAGATGGAGATTTTAATAATGCAAAAATACCTATTACTCAACTTACATCTAATTCGGGAGTAAGTAAAACTCAGATGCTTCTTGCTAATTACAATCACTACTTGGATATGATAAGGTCTGTTACCGGTCTAAACGAGGCAAGAGATGGCTCAACACCTGACCCTAATTCTTTAGTTGGATTACAGAAATTAGCTGCTTTAAATTCAAATACAGCTACTCGTCATATTCTTGAGTCAGGATTGTACATATATAAAACAATAGCAGAAGGTCTTACGTATAGAATTTCAGATATTTTAGAATATGCTGAGTTTAAAGATGAATTTATAAATCAAATTGGAAAATACAATGTCAATTTACTTTCTGAGATAAGCGACTTGTATATCTATGATTTTGGTATTTTCATTGAAGTAGCACCGGATGAAGAACAGAAAAGTCAACTTGAACAAAACATTCAAATGGCTTTATCTAAGGGAGATATTAATCTTGAAGATGCTATTGATATTAGGGAACTTAGAAATCTTAAACTTGCCAATCAATTGCTTAAACTTAAACGAGTTAAAAAGCAAGAAAGAGAAGAGAAGATGGGTATGCAGAAGCAAGCTATGATTGCACAGCAAAACCAACAATCACAACAAATGGCAGCACAGGTTGCTATGCAAAAAATTCAAGGAGAATTGCAGGGTAAAATGCAACTTAAACAAGCAGAGTCTCAATTTGATTTACAGGTAATGGAGAAAGAGGCAGAATTAAAATTAATGCTAATGGATAAAGAGTTCCAATTTAATATGCAATTAGCACAAATAAATGCAGGGTCTCTTACAGAACGTGATAAAATGAAGGAAGATTCAAAATCAAAAAGAATTAGCCAACAAAATACCGAACATTCTAAGATAGTTAATCAAAAGAAAAACAACTTACCTCCATTGGATTTTGAATCTAATGAAGATAGCTTAGACGGGTTCGATTTAGCAGAGTTTGAGCCTCGTTAAATTATATCAGAATTTTTGTTTAAATTTGTAACAAATTAAATTAAATAAAATAAAATGGAAAACATAAAAGTTAGACTCTTAGACGGAGCAGATGAAAAAGGAGTGGCACAAGTAGAACAAGAATTACTTGATAAGCACGATAAAGAATTAAATAATGAAGTTACTCCGGTAGAAAACAAAAGTGTTCCGGTAGAAAACGAAGAGAACGATTATTTAGATGAACAAAAAGTTCTTTCATATATTGAAAAGCGATATAATAAACAGATTAACTCTTTTGATGAGTTGGTGTCTGAGAGAAAAGAAGCTGAGGAACTTCCTGAAGATGTTTCTGCTTTTTTAAAGTATAAAAAAGAAACAGGTAGAGGGATTAATGACTTCCTTAAGTTAAGTAAGGATTTCGATTCAATGGAGCCTGAGCAACTTGTAAAAGATTATTTATCATCAACTCAAGAAGGACTTGATGCTGATGACATTGATTCTTTAATGGATGATTATCGTTACGATGAAGACATTGACGATGAGTCAAAGATTAAGAAGACAAAAATCGAAAGAAAAAAGATTATTAACGAAGCAAAGAAATTCTTCAATAATCAGAAAGAGAAGTATAAAATGCCCCTTGAGTCAAGTCCGGCATCACTTTCTCAAGAAGAAAAAGAAGAATATGATTTGTATCGTGAATATACAAAGCAATCTAAGACTGTAGAAGAAGAGAATAGTCGCAAGCGTCAGTGGTTCACTCAAAAAACTGATGAAGTTTTTGATAACGAGTTCAAAGGTTTTGAATTTGATGTCAACAATAAAAAAATTGCATATACTCCGGGCGATGCGAAAGAGTTAAAAAAACTACAATCTAATCCTGAAAACTTTATTAAGAAGTTTTTAGATGAAAGTGGTTTGATTAAAGATGCGGCAGGCTATCACAGGTCATTAGCAATTGCGATGAATCCCGAAAAGTTCGCAAAGTTCTTTTATGAACAAGGACAGGCGGATGCAACAGAAGGTACTTTAAAGGGCATAAAGAATATCAATATGTCTGAACGTAGAGCACCTGAAGTTTCAAAAACCAATGATGGGATGCAGGTAAAGGCTATGAACCCTGACTCAGGAAGGAGTCTTAAAATTCGTAGCATAAAACGTATTTAAAACAATTTAAAACTAAAAAAAAATGGCAGGTTCATTATTAGCAACGCCCACCTTCGCTCTGCAACCGTCAGCAGAACAGGTAGCGTTACAAACAAACTACATTACTAACTTCAACTTCTTGAATCAGTATCTTCCTGATACTTATGAGAAAGAATTTGAGCGTTATGGTAATCGTACAATTGCATCTTTCTTACGTATGGTAGGAGCAGAGATGCCTTCTAACTCTGACCAAATTAAATGGGCAGAGCAAGGTCGTTTACACATCAAGTACACTCAGGTTACTTCAGCAGCAGCAGCAACAGCAGCAACTGCAACTTTTACAGTAGCTGATGCAGGTGTTACTTACATTGCAATCCGTGTAGGACAAACTGTAATGATTCAGACAAACGCTTCAGGTGTTTTCAACAAAGGAATCGTTACTGCTGTTCCTTCTGCAACTACTTTCACTGTAGCTTTCTATGAAAGTACAGGTCAAGCATTTGCTGCGGCTGTTCAGTGTACAGTATTTATCTATGGGTCTGAGTTTAAGAAAGGTACAGGCGGAATGGTTGGTTCTTTAGAATCTGAAGATGACATATACACTAATAACCCTATTATCATAAAAGATAAATATGCGGTTAATGGTTCAGATATGGCTCAAATCGGATGGGTTGAAGTAACTACTGAGAATGGTGCTACAGGATACCTTTGGTATTTGAAATCAGAGCACGAGACTCGTCTTCGTTTTGAAGATTATCTTGAGACTGCAATGATTGAAGCTGTTCCTGCTGTAGCAGGTTCAGGTGCTAATGCAGCAGGATTCATCGGTTCACAAGGTATCTTCTATGTTGTAAACGATAGAGGTAATGTATGGGGTGCAGGTACACCAACATCACTTACTGATTGGGATACAATCGTTTCTCGTTTGGACAAACAAGGTGCTATCGAAGAAAACGTAGTGTTTGTTAACCGTGGATTGTCTTTTGACATCGACAATATGTTAGCAACATTAAACGGTTACACTTCAGGTGGTATTGCTCAGTCAGCTTCATTTGGTTTATTTGACAATGACGTAAATATGGCGTTAAATTTAGGTTTCACAGGATTCCGTAGAGGTTATGATTTCTACAAATCTGATTGGAAATACTTAAATGACCCAACTATGCGTGGTGGTCTTAGCCAAACACTTGCTACTGCAACAGGTACAATCACAGGTCTTATGGTTCCTGCAGGTTCTACTTCAGTGTATGACCAAATTATGGGAAAGAACGCTAAGCGTCCATTCTTACACGTTCGTTATCGTGCTTCTGAAGCAGAAGACAGACGTTACAAGACTTGGATTACAGGTTCTGCCGGTGGGGCACAAACAAGCGACTTAGATGCAATGGAGGTTAACTTCCTTTCTGAGCGTTGTGTATGTACTTTAGGTGCAAACAACTTCGTATTATTCCGTTTTGGTTAATAGGTGGTAAATATAGGGGAGGGTGTCTTCAAAGACACTCTCCTTTTTTTAAATTAAATTAAATCTTAAATAAAATGGCAAAAAATAATAACACTCCTGTAGACAAGGTTTACCGATTAATGATTGGGACCCCATTATCATACACTTTAGCTTCAAGAAACCATCCTCGGTTTCCGCTTATGTGGTACGATGAAAAAAACAATGTAAATCGTGCTCTTAGATATGCAAAAAATCAGAAGTCTCCTTTTGAAGACGACCAAGATGGTAATGCAATTGTTGAGCCTGTAATTTTTGAAGATGGACTTCTTAGAGTCCCAAGACAGAACCCTGTTCTCCAATCCTTCTTACACTATCATCCTTTGAATGGAACTATTTTCACAGAGGTAGATAAAGAAAAAGATGCGGCTGCTGAAGTAGAGGATTTAAACATAGAAGTAGAAGCATTAGTAGAGGCTCGTCAGCTTAGTATTGAGCAAATTGAGATGCTAACTCGTGTTATGTTTGGGAAAGACCCATCAACAATTTCAACTTCGGAATTAAAAAGAGATATTTTGGTATTTGCTAAAACAGAGCCAAAAGAGTTTCTTAACATATTAAATGACCCTGAACTTAAATTTCAAGCTAAAATTAGTTTATTTTTTGAAAGTAAACTATTAGCTTTACGAAACAATGACAAAGAGGTTTGGTATAACACTGCAACAAACAAGAAAAAAATGTTATCTGTTCCGTTTGGAGAAAACCCTAATGATACAGTAGCATTCTTTCTGAAAAGTGACGAAGGTCTTGATGCATTGCAAATGTTAGAAACAACATTAAAATAGTCGATTCTCTGATTGTGTTCTGATTAATGATGAAATGAGGGTACAAAATTGTGCCCTCTTTTTTTTGTATATTTGTAAAAAAATATTGGATAAATGATAAATGAGGTAAGAAATACAGTTTTGTCCATTCTTAATAAAAATAATTATGGATATATTTCTCCATCTGATTTCAATTTGTATGCAAAAAACGCACAAATGGAGATGTACGAGGAATATTATAGTAATTTTAATAAAACAATGAATGCAGAAAATGGACGTGCATCAGGTTCTGATTATGCTGACATTAGCAAGCCATTGTCGGAGGTATTAGAGAGTTTTTTACTTAATGATTTCCTTGTACCAAAACTAACGGCTTCCGGAAATGTTTTAAATAATTATTTTGTTCCTTCAGTAACCACTGTAGGTAATACAGCATATATGATTAACAAAATAATTGTATATACTACAAAATTAATTAACGGAACAAATACTTCTCAAGGTAACTTTATGTTATTTGATTCTTCAGCAGATTTCCCTGCATCCGGTGTTCAAGTAGGAGATATAGTTGTAAATGCAACTACATTTCAAAGTACAACTGTTGAAAGTATGACTGCTAATATTTATGAGTTGTTTTTAAATGACAATATATTTCAAAACCCTTTATTTGGAGAAGAATATATAATATATTCAGCAGCAGATTATTCAGAAGCCGAAAAGGTTTCAAATAGTAAAATACTTTTACTTGAAAATTCTCTTCTTACAACACCATCTTTAATATATCCTGCTTATACAAACATAGCAGAGTATATGTCATTATATCCTACTACTATATTAGGATATGGGGCAGTTAGATGTGATTACTTTAGGTATCCTAAGACTCCAAAATGGACTTATATTTCATTGGCAGCAGGAGAGCCTGTATTTGACCAATCTCAAGTAGATTATCAAGACTTTGAATTACCGAATGAAGATGCTTATAAATTAGTTATGAAGATTTGTCAATATTGTGGTATTTCAATTCGTGAGATAGAAGTTACTCAATACGCAATGGGTCAAGAACAACGCGAGCAACCGTCATTCAGTATGCAACAATAAAATTAAAAGAATATGGCTTATATTTCACAATATCAGTATTACGAAAATAATGGAGTTAATCCAACAGATACGAATTGGGGGTCTTATCAATATGTTAGCTTACAAGATGTTGTAAACAACTTTTTATTGATGTATTCAGGCAACCATTCATTGGTAAATAATGAGGAGCGATACAAGATATTATTCCACGCAAAACGTGCTATTCAAGAGTTAAATTATGATGCTTTCAAAGAAATAAAAGTATTGCAGTTAACTGTTCCTGAGTCTTTAATTTACATTCTACCATCTGACTACGTTAATTGGGTTAGAATCTCGTTGTATAAAGACGGATGGTTAAGACCATTAACGGAAAATATTCAAACAATTTCTTCTAATGCTTATCTTCAAGATAATACCGGAATGATACTATTCGACCAAAATGGTGGGATACTTCAGCCTCAAAACTCTGAGATTGACTTAGATAGATTAATGGGATTAAAGAAAAGTATTTACTTAAATCAAGGAAACCAATTCGATGGGCAATATGGGTGGAATATTGATGGGATGTGGTATTTTCAAAATGAAATTGGTGCAGCTTTTGGGTTAAATACAGAAACTGCTAACTTTAATCCTACTTTTAATATAGACAAGAAAAGAGGAGTTATAAATTTTGATTCTTCAATGTCAAATGAGTCTTGCATTCTTGAGTATGTATCTGATGGTATGGAGAATGGAGATACATCAAGAGTTACTGTTAACAAACTATTTGAACAATATATATATGCAGCTATTAAATTTGAAATATTAAATTCTAAATTTGGAGTTCAAGAATATATAATTAATAGGGCACGTAAAGAAAGACAAGCGTTACTTCGTAATGCTAAAATCAGAATCAGTAACATACATCCCGGAAGACTTTTAATGAATCTTAGAGGGATGGACAAGATAATTAAATAATATGACAAAAGTCACAAGAAATTTCATAGCCGGAAGGATGAATAAGGTATTTGACCAACGGGTTTTACCTGATGGGGAATATATTGATGCTATGAACGTCAGAATGGGTTCTACAGAAAAGTCTGAAATTGGTGTGATAGAAAATACCAAGGGGAATCTTCCTCTTACGTCTCTTTTTGGTCCAAATGGTGTGCAGCTTAGCGTAAACGCAAGATGTATTGGGGCTATTGAAGACAGTGCTAATGAGACGGTGTATTGGTTTGTACACGATAGTACCTTTTCTGTTGGGGCTACAGGTATTTGTGATTTAATTGTTTCATTTAACGTATTAACAAACATACTAACTTATCACGTTATTAGTGTTAATGATGGGAGTGGTATTCAGTCTACTTTAAATTTCAATGAGAAGTATTTGATTACAGGAGTTAATATTATTGAAGACTTGTTATTTTTTACTGATGATTACAATCCTCCACGTTTCATAAATACAAACAGGAATTACCCTAATCCAATTGCATTAATAGATAGTATTGACGCAGAACAATTATTGGTAATTAAAAAGCCACCAATTGAATCTCCTACAGTAGTTCCTATTGTATCTAATGGTCAAGAGAATTATATGGATACAAGATTTATATCTTTTGCTTATAGATATAAATATATTGATGGAGAATATTCTGCTACGTCTCAGTGGTCTCAAGTTTCATTTGTGCCAAATCCTTTTGAATTTAGCGTAAATAGTATGCTTAATGAGGGAATGGTAAACCTTTGTAACACAGCTAATGTTACATATAATTCAGGAGGCAACCTTGTAATTGGTATTGACTTATTATTTAAGCAGTCTGCAAATAATATTATTAAAGTAATTGAGAAGTTAAACAAGCAGAACTTAGGTCTTGCTGATAATACAGATTACACCTATATTTTTAGTAACAGTAAAATATTTACAATCTTGAACTCATCAGAGTTGCTTAGATTGTATGATAATGTTCCAAGATTTGCACAGGCTCAAACAATTATGGGTAATAGGCTTATGTATGGAAATTATGTTGAAGGATATAATTTAATTGATAAGTTTGGTAGTCCATTAAAATTAGAATATACTACAAATGTAATTACAGAAGCAATAGGAACTTCTATTGTTCCTGATTCTACAATAACCGGAAATTATAATATTGATGGTCCTCAAATTATTCCTGATTCAATCCTAACAGTTGATTTAAGTGGGCTTGCGTTAGTTGAAGGAGCCGCTTTAAACATACAGATAATTTTTACCCACGAAGCATTTAGTGGAGATTTGCCATATCCTGCAGAAACAACAGATAATATCTCTATTGATTTTTCTTTTTACTTATCAACTAATTATACTTCTGTTTATCAAATGGCAGTAAGCCCTGAATTTCAGGCAGCAGTAGGAACTGCATTACCTTTTGGAAATATTAAGCCTGTTTATTCAGGGGTTCCGGGAGTTGAAACATCTTGTGATGGAACTACATTCACGGATGCTTTAAACTGTATTATACCAAACAACTTGGATGCTTTACAAAAATTTGCAAGTGGTGTAAGTATAACAGGGCAGCCAATTACAATAATTGCATCTCCGGCAAGTACAGAAATTGGATTTCAATTTATTGCAATGCAATTTGTAAATAATACTATTACTCCAACACAAAGTGTTTACGAATATTATTCTTTTGTATTTGCTGATGCTACATTTCAAGAAATAGCAAACCCTCAAAGTTTGCATAGTAATAGAGGTTATGAGATTGGTATTGTTTATATGGATGATTTTAATAGAGCATCAACAGCTTTAGTTAGTCCAAATAATACTCAATATGTTCCTTGCGGATATTCTGCAAATAAAAATAGTATTCAAGTACAAATACCAATAACACAGCGTGCCCCTTATTGGGCTTCTCGATATAAGTTTGTTATAAAACCTGATGCGGAAGGATATGAAGTGATTTATACAAATTTGTTTTTTACAGACCCTGATACTAATGAAGTATGGTTTTATCTTGAAGGAGAAAATACAAAGAAAGTAGAA